AGCGGCCCCGGAAGAGAGATCAGGCACGTATGCGATCCTGATAGTGTTTTAAGGCATCTTCGTAAGAAGAAAAATAATCCACGTATTTATCATAAGTAACCCAAGAGACCGAAAAATCAGCGGGTATATCATCCCTGACGAGCGTAAGAATCCGGGCCTCGACGTGTCCATCATCAAAAAACTTACTTTCTACACACCAAAACTTCATTTTTGTTTCCTCCAAATCCTATATTCTGCGGCATCCATGACGGCATAACCGCCCTCAACCTTGACAACTACTTCACCATATTTTTTTCCTTCAGAGCTCTATATCGCGTGGGATAGGTTACCATCTTTTTCTTGCCCCTTCCATTGATTTTACCGTCAATTTTTGATACAATGCAGGTGCAGTAAGGTTTACACCTGCTGAAGAATGTGCGTGGCATCCGTCAGTTATCTAGGCTGGGCGGGTGCCTCTCCTTTTGTCCGCATCACAAACGCAAGATCATCTTGCAGGATACCGAGACAGCCGAGCAGATAATAGGCAACGTGATCGGGCTGGTTGCCTTGCCTAAGAGCCTCTTTACACTCAGAGATCAAATGATCAAGAGCAGTCAAAGACAGGACAAGCTTGTCCATTTCCATGATTTCACCTCCTTTAAATTTAAGGGGCTTTCTTTCCCTCCCCTACCTTACACAAGTATTATATCATACTTATACAAGTATATAATTGCAAATATGAATTAAGATTGCACAATGTTGTGTAAGTATTTTTGTGCATTTTTATACTTATGTAAGTTGCGGAAAAATGGTATAATCAAAGCGCGAAAGGACGGTGAAAGCCGTGGGAAAGGCATCCACAAAAGCAAAAAACAAATACAATGCAAAAGCATATGAAAGGGTGTCCCTTGTAGTAAAGACCGGCGAGAAAGCAAAAATAGAAGCCAGAGCGAAAGAAACAGGCCAAAGCCTGAACGGCTATATCAACGGGCTAATCAAAAAGGACATGGCCGGGCGCGAGGAGGAATAACCCCCATCCCCACCCCCTTCCCCGCGGGGAAGGGGCTATTTTTGAAGGTTATCCTGCATATTTTGTGCGTTAGAAAGCGGGTCAGCTTCCGGATGAGCAGCTGTAGGCGTCGATTTATGCAAGTTATCCTGCATATTGAAGCCGTCATAGTTGTCATTCCACGGAACCAGTTCGGGGATGGGTTTTTGGTCAAAGGTGAAATTAGTGTCGAAGTCGTTGTAATAGGGCTTGCGGTAGAATTTGAAATTACCTACGGGGACTTCGCAGATTTGCCATTCGACTTTCATCATGCCTGCTTTAAAGAGACGGCCTAAGACTTCGGTGTTTTTGTCTGCTACTTTGGCTACTGTAGTATGGGATGCTTCAACGTTCGTGAAAAACCAACCTTTGGTCAAGTACCATGTTTCATCACAGGCGCGTTTTACGTTAAGATCAACGGCATCATAGACTTGGGTTGCCAAAAAAACATAGCAGCGATTCTTACGGAGGAAGTTAAAGAATTCATCATCGGATTGTGTCCATTTAGACCAAGAACGGGCAGGATAAACAGTACGGCACTCATCGAGAAGGACAACAGAATCAGAGAGATCATGATTATAGAGCCATGACTTATCAATGTCATACTTCTCTACCCCGTCAATGATCTTTGGCACCATAGGGATGACATAGCAATCCTTGTAGGGATACTGTGTAAAGACCTTCAAGCCGGCTTGTAAGGCGCATCTGGCGACGGCAGCAAGCAAGGTAGACTTGCCCGTTCCCCTATCCCCTACGATCATTGTGCAAGTTGGAGATAGACAATGACGTTTCAAACGACGATTTATTAGGGTATCTAAGAAAGACATTTAATACCCCCCATAGAAAAAGTATTTGAGGACGCTGACCAAGAGGCCAGCGATAAACAAAGCGCCAATCAGATAGACCATGAAAGTGCAGCCTAAAGCCAAGTTAAGGGAGGATGTAAAAACGGAAAAAAGACTTGAAATAATCGTCATAAAATAAGGGCAGGATGCGAGATCACAACCTGCCCTTTACCCCCTTTCAAAATGATGGATTATGCACGGCGACGACCGCGACGCTTACCGCCGCCGCTGGATACGCCTTTAATGCCAAGACGACGGACAACGCCGATTGCGAACATCACAAGCGTACCAAGGATTGCAAGCAGAACAGGGACGTAAAGCAGCGGGTTGCCAGTGATCGTATCGATCACATTTCCAAACATCGTCAACAACAGAGTAAATACCTCCTGCATACCGCTGAAAACATTAGATACAGTCACACCAGTAGGACCTTCCATTTAAACACCTCCTTTACGTTATCTTCAGCAACAGGCCGCAGCGCGCGCAAAGCGCGCCGCTAAGCGGCCTGTTGTCAGCGTCTGCCCTTGAGACCGAACTTGCGGATAACCTTGATACCAAGGCCGACAGAACCGCATACAATGGCAAGCAGGACAGACCACAACAGCAGATTGTTTGCGACGATCATGTCGATCATGTCCTTAAACAGGCCGAAAAACCATGTAGACGCAGTGCCAACGCCGGAAATGATACTGGACATATCACCCATACACATTCACCTCCTTTCAGTATCAATCAACTTCAACATCAAGCCGAGAATCCCGAATTTCCTGTTTCCTGCGTTCTGCAAGCTGTTGCTGCTTAACCTTCCAACTCTCTCGAGCATAATACTGACGCTCTGCGGGGCTAAGGCTTGGGCCTGAAAGGGCGTCAGAACCTCCGACGCCCTTTTTAGAAGAACCGCCTTTCCCCTTCCCTTTGCCTTTTTTACGGAAAAGCTTGCGCATCATAAGCAAAGTACCCGTCATAGAACCGGAAAGGTCACGGCTATAAAGCGGAGATTCACCGAGGCCACCGGAATAATCACGATCAACAATAGAACGGAGAAAAAGGAAAACAACGAGAAAAACCAAACCAGCAATTGGCAAAGCAATTGCATAATACAGTAAAGGAGATGAACGTATCCAATCAATAATCCCCCGGAACATACCGAAGAAATACGAGACAGAGGAAGAAAATGCAGTTTTAAAGGATTCAAGTTGCTCCGAAGAAAAAGTTGGCATACAATCACCGCCTAAACAGGTTTACAAAATGATAGATCGCAAAGCAAACAAGGCCAACCCCCACCAAACAGAAAAAAGGGAAAAACAAAAAAACAATACCCAATGTTTCGTTGAGAACCGGAAAAAACAAATCGAATAAATCAGACATTTTTAACGCCTCACAAGGTTAATCACTGCGGCGATCAAGCCACATCCAACAGGGACAACAACCAAAATTGCAAGGAGCCAATTGTCTAAAACGAAATTGGCAACCGATGTAAAAATAGAGGTAAAGGAAGTAAAAAGAGAAGTGGCAGAATCCAAAGAAATCACCCCCTAACGCCGGAACAAGCCGAAGAAGGCTTGCAGGATACCGAAAATGATAAACAGGCCAAAGAGCAACAGAAAAAAAAGCACAATATATTCTAAAAATTCGTAGCCTACCGGAACAGTACCCAGCAGGGAGCGAATCAATTCAAGCAAATCAGTCATTATTTCCTCCTGAATCCAAGGCAAATGCCGATAACAGCAACCAACAGCAACACAATAACCAGTGGAATCATGGTGCGTTGGCCATCATCAAAAATGGGGCCTTCCTGCGCCCGTGTGAGCGTCGTATTGTCGATAAAGCGGACATTGGTGTTATAGATCGCGCTGACCGTTACAGCGCGCCATTCGTTCCCCCAGCTGCCATTTTCGTAATAATATTCTAACGTGGAATACCGCTGAAAACGGACCTGAACAGGGCTTCCAGAGGCGGGATAGAAATACCCACTGACTGTAGAATAAGTAATGTTACAAAGATTAAGGCCAGAGCCGCTAAAACCAAAAGTATTGTTTTGATACTGATTCGGAAAGACAAGCGCCCCACGCCCAAGGGTAGACTGAACCTCAATGTATGCACCTCCCGAGATAGGAACGTAGCTGGGATATTCCGTGGAATACTCCACGGCGCAGACGGGCAAGCAGCAAACCGACAGCAGAACGAGGCAGGCCATGATTTTCTTCCACAATGCTATTCCTTCTTTCCCTTGATAAAATTAATGATAAGACCAAAAATAAGAGGCAGAAGCAACCACATAAACAACGGCATTCCCATAATCTGGACAGAATTCAAAACGTTAAAGGCCATTTCAAGACCAGCAATGAATGTTTCTATGACTGAGCCTCCCTTCCGAGAATTTTATACAAGACACAAACAACGATCAGCACCCCCACGGGGATAGTGAACATAAGCGGCATAGCGGCAACCACCCGGCCTACAAAAACAACAGCGGCAACCAAAACCATAACAAGCTCATACAGCAAATCAAACAGCGCGGCGAACATATCAACGATGAAGCCGAAAAAGCCCGTTATCCAATCAATAATTGGTTTCATCGTCCCACCACCTTTCGAACGACAATGAACACCAAGGCAAAACCGAGAACAGCAGTCAGGGCGGCGGGAAACGCACCCATGGCGGAGTTAAGGAAGCTTGTACCGGATTGCAGATACCCGGTCACTGTATCGGCGCTGGAATCGACAGAGCCGGAAAATTCCTTGATTTTTGCCGTCCATTCGTTTAGCTTTTCGATCACCTGTGCAAACTTGTTGTTATTATCAAAGGGCGGGACGCTGCCATCCCCGTTCCAGATTTTGTCCCAAAGGTCATTGAAAAAGCCTTTGATCGAATTTGTTAAGTTGGAAAAGAAGGTTGATATTCGGTCACCCAGGGATGTGATGAACTGACCGATTTTCGCGGGGATTTCTTTGATGGAATCCCAAATTCCTTGCAGCCATTCCCATAGTTTTTGAAAACCTTCTTTGATCGAATTTAAAATTCCTTTTTCGGTACTATTTTCAGACAAAGAAAAATCAACAAAAGTAACTGTACATTTACCGTAAAGGACAATAACTAAAATTGCCTGATTGTTGGAAGGCGCGGTAAATTCAACGTCAACGGAAATATCGCGGGAATTCCCATCAAAATAACACAATGTAACAGGATCATCATTGCCAGACATTAAACCAATCCCGATATGGGAATCGGCATAAGATGATCGAAAAGACAGGGTGCCAACGATACGATAGGTACGACCACCAACTAACGTAATTTCCTTTTGGGCGCTACCAAGCTTCGGCGGATCGCCACGAAGATCAAGACCAATGCCAGAAGAACCAACAACAAATAAGTTTTCACGTGTCCATGTTTCAAAATTAGAAGGCCAAAGATTCGAAGCGGCAGAAGAAGGGAAAACAAAAAAGGTGCAAAGCATCATCACCAGCAAAAAAACCGATAAAATACGCTTTGCACCTTTCATTACGAATCACCCCAAAATCTTATTTCCTAGTTACCGGGCGGATATCAACCAAACGGGCACGCTTGCCACCAACCATGTCATAGATAAATTCATTGTCCGTGCCGACTTCATATTTACCAATCAAGGGATTACCTTCACGCAAGAAAACCTTGTCGATCAGCTGCCCCTGAACACTGGTATCATCCGGCGCAGGAGCCTTGACAATTTGAAGGCTTTCACCAACGATCCTTTCCCCCGGCTTATCCTTGTCCTTCGAAACAAAATCACAATGACGGACACCCACTATTGTTGCGATCATTCATTACACCAGCCTTTCAAAAAAATTATTTATGTGAACGGCGCGTGGCCGTTTGCACACCGAGCAAGCGGCAAAGAAAATACAGGTCTACAACTGCCAAGACGAAAAGTGAAAACAGAAGGAATTCAAGCATTTTCGTCGCCTCCTCATACACCTATTTGGGCTTATTGTCTACATTATACACCCGTTAAGGCGTATGTCAATACATCCGAATGGGTTTATAGTAGAATCAGCAATATAAACAACAAAGGAGGTTGAAACCTATGCATTTTTACCAAAGGCTAAAAGATATGCGAGAAGATCACGAATACGAGCAAAAAGACATTGCAAAGGTACTAGAAACCACTCAACAGCAATACAGCAAATATGAACGAGGCGAACGGCAGATACCGATACACCAACTTATAAGGCTATGTAAGATATATAATGTTACAGCCGATTACTTGATCGGACTGACGGACACTCCTTCCCCCATGCCACGGGACGGAATCTATTGGAAACAATAAAAAAAGCCCCGGCCATTGGCCGAGGCTAATTAGTATGGAATTATTCACTACCCTTAAAAAGAGGTATTTTCACCTGTATCTGTGCTTCTTCCGCCCATTCAAGCAATGTATTTGTTGCTTCCCGTGTCTCTGCCGCATGCTCCTTAATATCGGCAACATCTTCCTTTAATTGCTTTATGTCGCCCTGCATAACAGTAACTTCTTGCCTTAGCTGGCTCACATCACCTTTCAAATCGCTTATATCCTGTTTAATCGGTTGTAAGCTATCGTCCAGTATTGCTTTAAACGCCTGCAAAAGTTCTTGATTTTCCAT